TTAAAGGGTGACTATATTTTGACTATCAGAGAAATTATTTTGAGCATTAAAAAAGTCGTTTATTTTATTGATAGATGCAGAAATTTGCTGATTGTCGAGGTGGGTATATATATCCAACGTTATCTGTATACTTGAATGACCGAGCAGACGTTGAGCAGTTTTTACGTCTATGCCGGCATAGTATAAGTTAGTAGCATATGTGTGTCGGAACATATGCGGAGTTATATCGTTAGCTATTAGCCAGATTGGTCTTTTGCCGACATCTTCTTTTTTTCTTTTGCCCTGTTTCGGAATTGTACCGCCTGCGGCAAGATTTAATTTATATATCACATCACGCCATATTTTTCTAAATTCCGAAAGTGTAAGCAGATTACCGTCCTCTGTTGTGAAAAGGTATATGCTATTTATACTATGTATATAATTCATCAATGATTGCAATAATTTATCGGGTATAGGTATTTCTCTGTTACCGGCTTGAGTCTTTGGAGAAGGCTTTATTGTGCTACTTCTATACTGCATAACAAGATTTTTTGAAATCGATATTTTTTTGTTAATAAAATCAATATCGCTGACTGTTAAAGAAAGTGCTTCACCTTTGCGGATACCCGTATAATATAACAAGTCAATAAATACACGTTCCATAGAATTAAAATCGGCTTTAAATATCAACTTTTTTTCAGCATCGGTTAAGGCTCGCTTTTTAGGTTTCTTTTTATTAGGCAAGGTTAAGCCTAAAGAAATATCCTTATAAATGTACTCGTTAATTATAGCTTGTTGAATAATCTGTTTTATTGTGATTTTAACTATTTCCGCAGTACGATGATGTCCGTCACGAATAATACTGTTTAATAATTCCTGTATGTGATGTGATTTTAACGCATTTAAACGAATATTGCCTAAGTTGGGGATAATATGTGTATTTAGTGCGTTTTGGTACATTAAATAAGTGTTGTATGCCTTGTCAGCTTTGTAAAGCTCTAACCACTTCTTGCCCCATTGCTCTACGGTCATACCCTCATCATTGATAATGATGCCTTTATTTTGCAGGCTCTTGAACTCGGCGACCTTTTTGTCCAGTTCCATAATTGTACGACCGTACAGTGTTTTACGTTTCGGTTTGCCGTCATCTGTATATCCGACAATCGTACTTGTCGCATAACGGGACGTTTTTTATATTTAGCCATAAATAACACTCCTTTTTCTAATTTTTTGTATTGAAAATAGAGTGCATTTGTGTTACAATATCATTGGTATGGGATATTGTGTATAAATGCACTTTATTCTTTGTCCTCCGGCTGTTGGTAGCAGTCGGGGGATTTTTGTTTTAAAATTCAACTTTACATTCCATAATTTTACCAACTATATCAATTTTATCTTTTTTTAAATCATATATTTGTATTTCATGTTCGGGGTTGTATGATTTTGGTATCAGTTGAATTATATTTTCGTTTTGTTTGAAGTATTTAATGGTAAAAGTATCATCATTGACACGAACAGCGGCTATTTCACCGTTTTCCACCTGCGGTTGCACACGAACAGTAACAAGACTACCATCGGGGATATTCGCCGCTGTCATACTGTCCCCCTTAACGCGAAGAGCAAAATATTTACCTCCGTGATTTAATTCGGTATATGTGTAGCCTTCGATATTTTCCTCTGCAAATATCGGCAATCCTGCCGCTATGTCGCCTAATATCGGGATTTTGTGCATTACAGGGTTGTACGGTATTGCTTCTGGGGGAAGTTGCACATTTTCATCATGGGTTGATTGCTTGTCCCAACCCATGATGTATTGAGCAGATACGTTTACTGCTTTAGAGATAGCTTCTATTCTGTCTATAGGTATTTTTTCAGTTTCACCTGTGGCATATCTTTGTAATGCTGACTTTGGTATACCTGTTAGTTTTGAGAGTTCGCTATATGATAATTCTGCATTTTGAATTGCTTGTAAAATTCGTTCGGATCGTTCACTCATAGTTCTCACCTCTGTTATTATAATAACATAAGTGTCCCAAAAATGCAAGACAAAAAATAAAAATAAATAAATTTTGTCCCAAAAAAGGGTTGACAAGTATGCAAAAGTGTGATACTCTATAGATGTCCCAAAACAGGGACGGAAAGGAGGACGCAAAATGCCAGATAAAAATAAGCTACTTGGATATATGGCGAGTAATGGTTATACACAACGCACGTTGGCAAAACAGTTAAATGTATCAAAGAATACGCTAAATTCAAAAATCAATGGCAAGTCAGCATTCGATACAGTATTGATTGATAAAATATGTGATGTCTTACATATTACAGAAGATGCAGAAAAAGCACGTATTTTTTTAAAAACATCGTCCCATAATAGGGACGAATCAGCATAAGGGAGGTGATGTAAGATGATAGCAGGTGCTATTGCGGGTGTAATTATAGCTATACTTTTGATTAAAAACCACAAATTAAAAGTAGAAATGAATATATTACAACGACAGCTAAGCTATTTGAAAAGTTCAAGTGATTATGATGGGACTTTTAAAATTCAGTCGGATAACGAGTAAGAGTGTCATACATATGAAAAGTTTTACGAGAAGTACGCACTTCAACATCAATATTCACAGTGTCTTGTGAGTATAGCGGTCCGTAAGGAAATACAACGAAGCCTTCGATATATCCAAATGGAGGTATTGTAACAGGCAACTGTATACAATGCTTGCCGAATATACCACTATTTGAATTTAAGGTGTATCTTTCTCTAATTTCTACACGTGAACTTGATACAGAACTGTCGTAATTGTCGGAGTATAAGACAAATTCACTTATAGTACAAGGGTGACTAGAATTATTAGCAATTTTGACGTAATAAAAAACAATGCAGTGAGAATTTTTATAATAAAATTCAGAGGGCGTTGTTTCCTTGTAGCCGCTTTTCATATTATCGGTAGGATAAAATATAAGGCGTGGGCGAGAATTATACCAATTATACAATGACATTGTAATGTTTATCAGAGATATTATCAAACTAATAAATGCGATGTTATTAATAATTATATTCATATATAATCAACTCCTTTGGATTGATTATAACATTAATTTACAAAATTCGCAATAGACGAACAAAAATCAGCATAAATGAAAGGAAGTGTTGAGTAATGGATATATGGGACATTTTGATGAGTCACCCGTTGGCGGTAACAATCGTAGTTTCCATT